AAATGTAAAAGTCGTTATAATAATATAGAAGATTTCCCGAGGCAAATATTAGCGGCCGCTGTATTTGCAGAAAACCGGGATTCACGTGTGCACTCTAAGGGGTGCGGCGACGTAGGTGGGCTACTAAGAATAAAAAGGTAGACTCGATATAAGAGCGCTTATTACCTACACGATACACGCGCTGGACGCACGAGGGAACTAAAATAGTGTATCAACCTAGGAGGAGACAGTATCTCTTACGATTTACAGTATCTCCTCCTCAGAATTATAGGAGTGTAGCTCAATAGGTAGAGCGACGGTCTCCAAAACCGTATATGAATGTTCGAATCGTTCCACTCCTGCCACACGTGTCGTTGATAGCGACTAGTACGGGATGGCATACCGTATGACGAGAAGAGCATTAACAACCTCAAAACTCAGGCCACATTTTTTTTTCATTTATTTTAAATTAACTGTTGACTTTAGTTCAATAAGCAGTATTATAAGGGTATAGTTAATAAGGAGAGATAAATGAGTAAACCAATTTCAGTTAAAAGATTAAAGAGTAATATCGAAAATAGCCGTAATAGAAATGAAATGATTAGAATTCTTGCTAGTACATTGCCTCACAATATTAAGGTTAATAGTGATGTTAAGGTTATCGAAGGATTACAGAAAAGATTACAAATGGTTCTACAATTGCAAGAAAAATATTGCAATTAGTTGTTGACTTTAGTATAGAATGTGTGATTATAATAGTATAATTTAATTTAGGAGAAAAATATGAATTTCGGTATATACAGTAAAATGATTGTTAGTAATAATGGTTCTGAAATACAAGTATCAACTACAGATACTAATTTGATAGATGAGTTAAACTCAATTATTATGACTCAAGTAACAACGGGTCTGGAAGTTGAGAGATTTGTCGGTATAGATGTAACTCAAATCAATATCAGCGAAGATGTTAATCATGGCATAGTCGAGGAGTACAATGTTCATGAGTTAAACGGTTTGTTACCATTAGAGAATAGTCCTAATTTCTTTCAGAGAATATTATAATGCTTAAATGGACAAGAGTTCGCAACGATTACGGAGGGGTAGAACATCACTCCACTAAAAATAACGTTGTTATTAAGCGAAATGGTAATAAATTTATTTGTACTTATCTCGATTATGGGGTGATTACTGGAAAATCTGTAACTGAGCTAAAAAGAACCGTCGAATGGGTGTTATCTCAGAAAAAAAATCGCGGTTCAATGCTGAATATGGGAGTCAAGTAGTGAGTTATCACGAATCAGACGAAATTAATACTAAGAATCACCACCTTGTTGGCGTTGTGTGGCCTGTTAAAGGGTCTACAGGATCAAAATATAGAGTAAGAATGGGTGATTTTGGGTTTTCATGCGATTGTATCGCGTTTAGAAAGTGTAAACATATCAAATATGTTGAAAAAGTTATAGTTGGTGAAGAAAAATATGTTGACTTTACTACAAAATAGTGTGATAATAAGATTTTATAATGAAAGGGACTTCAATGATTAATAATAAAAGAGTAAAAATACCTAAAGGAAACCCAACTAATGCTGATGAGGCTGTTAGAGCGTGTACAGCGATGGTTAAAGCGTGTGTAAAGAAGTGGATGCGTAACCACTATGGTGAGTATAACGATCTTATGCAGTCTGGTTTCTGTGGCGTTATGCATGCTTACGGTAAATTTGACTTTAAAAAGAATGTAAAGTTTACTACGTATGCTTATTTCTGGATTAGAGCTTATGTTCGCGAAGCTGCTATGAAGAATTGGAATGTTATGAACCATTCTGCTAGACTTGATAAGGTTGACTTCATGATAGAAGCTCCTACAGGTCCTGAGGATATGTTTAGATTCGCTAACTTCTTGACAGCTAGAGCTAAATTAACTGATGATGAAAAGCAGTTGTTGGATTGGAGAGCTGAAGGGTATACTTATTCAGAAATCCAAGAAAAAATTGGTGCTAGTAACCTTAGCGTTGTAAGAAATAAGGTAATGGACCTTGTTTCACAAATAGAAAAAGATTAACTGTTGACTTTAGTATCTAATGTGTGATTATAATATTATAACAAAGGAGATTTAAATGATTGATTACGGTAAAATTTATGGAAGAGTAGATACTTTCTTACAAACTAGAGAAGGTCTACGTAATCCTAAGAATACACAAGATTACGTTTGGTTTGTTAGAGAATTAACTGGAATCTTTTGTGGTGCTGGTTATGAACACAACCTTAAGACTAATGATATAATCAAATATTTCGATATGGTGCAAATTCACGAAATAACAAACTTGGATACGTCTGGATCACTTAAAGATGTATCAGAGTGCATATCTCTTGAAATATTATCTCACCCATTATACGAAATTACTGAGTTTACACTTATGAACTATAAGCCTGGTAATGTACAAGTGGGACCTGGTGAGTTTTTCTTTTGTTTTTATGATAGTGGATCTACTTTTGGTATAGATAATCAAGCAGGGTACGATGTTGTTCTAAATAACGTAACAACTGAGCTTAAAAAATTAGGTTCTAACTTCACTACACCTGAGCTGTTTGATAAATATGCTGAGTCAGAAGAAGTAGATAGGTTGTTAGTTATTAAACCGGTTTCTAACGCTAAGAAACCAGCTATGAGATCTAAATATGCGTGTACACCAACTACAAAGTGGAGAACAGCTTTTACACATAGAGGTAAAGCAGGAACACTTGCATTAGTGTAGGAGGTTTGACCTCCTTGGAGGTTAAACATGGAGCTAGTTTTTGCTCTTGTAACATATTTAGGTCTTCAAGTCGTTGATACTTCGTTTTTTAGAAGTATTGACGATTGTAAATATTTTGCAACAAGATTAAACAACCAACCACGTATACCAAATAGATCTGGTGGCGAGGATGAACCAAAAACAAAGGTTTATATTTCTGTATGTGAACCTAGAAAAGTAGATACTAAAAATAACAAAGTTTATTAGATACTTGTACCTTTAGGTTCCTTCATCATATTTTCAACAGCGTTTTTATCCGCACAATATATTTCCTTAGGAGGGTATTTGTAACTATACGCTTTCATAGCTTGGCCATAAAGCTCTTTGTGGTTTTGTTCTACAAACACTCTACATTGATTGAAATTTATAAAAGTTGGTTCAACAAATATATAAGCCGTTGGTGGTTGATTTACAGTAACAGCGCTCATAAGCACTACAATTAAAAAAGTCATAACATTTTATTTATTATGTTATGACTTGGGTTATTTACTTCCTTATAAGTTCAATTTCCATTTTCAGAAAATTGTCAAACAATTTAAACTTTTTACGTTTTTTGTTATACATCACTGCTCTGAAAGATTCAACAGGAAGCAACCAAGGTGCGTGTGAGGATCTCACTGCAACTTCTTCTATAAAGTCTACTGCTTCGTCTAATGATGGGAATTGTCCATGACATCTAAGATCATTGAACACTGGTTCTTTTGTAACTAATGTATATCTCATAATATACTCCTTTTGTTTAAGTTATTGGTTGTTTTAAATCGAGTAACCAACTCTACTATATTTATAAGGAGTATATTAATTAATAGTTAAATAATTTAATTTAACTAGGTGGTGGAGGCGGTGCTAAACCTTCAAACATCTTTGATGGAGCTGCATCTGTAGGAGGTGGTGGAGGAGCAAGACCTTGCATTCCAGGAGGAGGTGGTGGTGGAGCAAGATCCTGTTGAGTTGAATCACCCACTTTAGGTATCTTAGGTGTATAACCTGGTGCCCTTGTTTTACATTCGTGGATCCAATTTTCTACTATCTGTTTATCAGAAGGAATAAATGTGTTACCCTCAGCATCTGTAATTATAAAAGGTGCTACATTACATTGTAGATTATTCAAAGTAACTTGAACTTCTTGTAATGCATTTTTCCTAAATAATTTTGCTGCTTCAAGTCTTATTTTAATAAGATCATCAGGATGCAATCTATCTTGCATAATAATATTCTCTTGACCTGCTATTTGTCTTTCATAACAAGCACGTTCGTCATCATCGTTAGGAGCAAGATACAACTTACCTTCAGTTTCACCAGTATTTTTCATATCTACTAGTTCAGCATCTTTCTCTAAATGTTCCATTAGATTAAACCATGTAATTTGATGCCAATTAGGGGCACCTATTAATCTTTCAGGTGATTTACCTTCAAAGGGATCTACATGATAGAAGTGTACATCAGGATATGTCTTCAACATCCATTGAAATCTTCTCTGCCAGTTTCTATATGTAGGCGCAATGCCTTCTTCACCTTCTTTAACCTTCTGATAATGTTTTTCATTAGCATAAAGATTGTTTAGTTTACCATTTTTTTCAGAACCTTCAGAACCGAAACCAAAAAAATCCATTCCTATAAGAAATAACTTCTTTGATTTGTGTATATCAATAGCAACATGTGAAGCCATAACTCCAGCTGCCATTTTCTCTGGTGTCGTACATTTTTTAGCTCCTGAACCTGGCTTAGGATACCAAGTATACAACCAATTTCTTCTCGAGAAATCTTTGAATAATTTATATATTGATTTTGTTAATGGTTCGTCTGAAGATATGTTGACATGAGGTCTAAATTCTTTTTTAAAAAACCAATTACAACCATACAGGACGCCGTAGTCCATAAGTTGTTTAATATCTTTATCTTTTCTTGAAGTTCCGTTACCTATTATCCACGAATATTGATTTTCCGGTATAATTGGTTTGCTTCCTTGGCTTTTCTTTATTTTTATTTTGCGCATATGATGTACATACCTTCCACATTATTTTTTCTATTTCTATTGGGTTAAGTGACTTGAATTGACTGTTTTGCTTTATATATTTAATAACACTTTCAACGTCTTTTACTTGGTAAATGAAAATGGATCTTTCAATTAAATCATATAAAATTTGATAAGTTGATTTCTGCTTTAACATTTAAAGTCCTAACATTTTACTAACAGTTTTATTATCCGAACTTAGCGATTTACCAGATCTAATCCAATCTACTATTTGATCAAAATAGAAAGCAGCAGCTTTTTCTTTACTATCCAGCAATTGTGTACTTGCTTCATTCAATACGCTAATTAAATTTTGTGGGTTTATGGTTGTAACGTCTCTTTTCATCGTTTTTGCAAATCTTTGATTCATTTTATACTTTCTTCTATTTGTTGTTGAACTTCATCGACTCTTGATTGGAGATAACTTATTGATGTATGAATATGACCTGTGTCTTGTGGTTGCAATTTGCTTTTTGCAACAGATATTTCATCCATTAATAGTATTAGTCTTGCTGTTAATGATATACTCATAATTTACCTCTTTATTGTTATAGTTTATAATAGTCTTTTTTTGAAAATAGTTATTAATTTTTCTAAGTTTTTTTCTGTCAACAATATATGTTTTCTTGCAAGAAATGTTCTATATTGCTCTTCGTTTTTAAATTTTTTTATAAAAAATATTTCAGATAATATATCATCTGTCATACCTTTTCTATTCATAATTGTATTGTAATCAAACATATCAACTACTTTAGTAATAAAGTTGTTTTGTGATATTCTTTGATATAAATCAGGGTGTTTCAATCTTGTATACATTGCAAATGTACCTGCATAGTTACAATTATGACAATAACACATTAAATTGTTATCTCTTTTACTTACATAAAATCTAGCTCTGTGTAATTTTGATTTTGAATCTCCACAAACATCACAAGACCAGTTCCAAAAATATTGTTGTTTCCGTGTATAGTTTCTAACACGAGATTCAAGCTCACATACAATTTCTATTTGTTTAGTTATCATATAATAGTTATAATAAAATTAATAAATATTTTATGAAATACTTAATTTTAATTACAGCACTTGGAATATCGCTAATTGCAGCATATTACAGTATTGTCGGATTAGCAGCTATATTTGCGGCTAGTGTTATACCTGTTATAGTAATGGGTTCAGCTTTAGAAGTTGGAAAACTTGTTAGTGTAGCTTATCTACATCAAAAGTGGAATACAGTTCCATTTTTTCTTAAAAGTTATTTGAGCTTTGCTATACTTCTATTAATGTTTATAACGTCTATGGGTATATTTGGCTTCTTATCAAAAGCACATATTGAACAAACAGTCATATCAGGGGATAATACTGTTAAGATAGAAAGAATTGATAACCAAATTAACAGACAAGCTAGAGTTATAAAAGATGCTGAAACAGTTTTAAGTCAATTAGACAAAGCTGTGCAAGTTTTAATAAATTTTGATAGAATAAGAGGAGACTCTGGGGCAATTGCTCAGAGAGAAAAACAAAAACCTGAAAGAGAACAATTAACTAAAATTATTAATGGAGCAGAAAATATAGTAGACAAGCTTCAAATAGAAAAATTAGTTTTAGAAAAAGAACAGATTCAATTAGAAGCTGAAGTTGGTCCTATAAAATATATTGCAGAGTTTGTGTATGGTGAAAAAGCAAATAGATCAATGTTAGAAGAATCAGTCAAATGGGTTATCATTGTTATAGTAGTAGTGTTTGATCCATTAGCTGTTTGTTTGTTAATTGCTTGGTCGCACATGTCTGTAACTGGTGTTAAAAAAGAATTTATAGATAAAAATGCAAATTTAAAGAAAAAAGTTTTATTTGAAGTTCCTAAAGAAGCTAAAATTAAAGTTGACAATGATAAAAATAAAACTATTATCATTGCTGGCAAAAGCTATACCGAAGCTCAAATAGCTGGTATATTAAAATCTAAATTTGAAGATCTCCCCGATGATCAAAAAACTGTATACAACAAGTTTCGTAAAAAGAAAAGCGGTAGTAAAGCTGGTTCAGCATAAATAATACAACTTGTTAGGTTAGGGGATGATCTACGAACATAAAAATAACATTTTGGATGTCAGAGGAAGACTTGGACATCTTTACGTAAATCAACACCTACTTTTTGTAGGAGATTCGTATAAAGCTATACTTATGTTTATAAAATTCTCAAACAACAACAAGAATGTATTAGACAAGTTCAGGAATCAACTTGAACAAAGAGAAGAGTGTAGGTTAAAAAAATTGAATAGTGTTGAAAATGAATAATTATTCTAATATTGCATTAATATTTTTATTTTATTGTTTAATGATAAGTTTTATATCTTTATCAAGTGCTGAAGGTAGTGGAAAAATATATAAACCTTCTGTAGATAAAAAAAGAATATACGGTGCACCAAAAGATTATACAAGACAACAAAAAATTCAGAATGGTAATATATCATTAAAAAAATATACCACTTGTAGACTAATGAGAAGAATAACTTCTAGAACAACAGGTTTACAAGCATGTGTTTATAAAGGCGGAAATAAAACTTTTGAATTAATGTACGAGAAAAACTGTCCTAAACAATACAAATGTGTTTATAATCCGTTCGGAAAGGAACCCAACATTGATAGTGTTATAGAGAGTTTAAATCAAATTAAAAAGGGGAAAAAATGATTGATCCAATAACCGCTATAGCAGCAGCAACATCAGCTTTCAATGTTATAAAAAAAGGATTTGAGGTTGGAAGAGACATAGAATCAATGTACGGAGATGTAGGTAGATGGATGGGTGCTGTATCTGACATAGACCAAGCAGAAAAGATGAATAAAAAGCCTCCTCTTTTTAAAAAAATCTTTGCTGGGTCTTCTATTGAAGAAGAAGCTTTAAATATATTTGCAGCAAAGAAAAAAGCAGAATCTATGGAACAAGAACTTAGAACATATGTTAATATGGTACATGGCCCTGGAAGTTGGAACGAAATAGTAGCATTACAAGCTCAAATAAGAAAAGATAGAAAAGCTCAAATATATGCTCAACAAGAAAAACAAAGAGAAGTACTTAACGCTATAGGTTTAATTATTTGCAGTGTATTGTTTTTAGGATTGTTAGTATTTTTATTTTATATTGGAGTACAATTGGCAGGAAAACCTGCTCCTTGGTAAGAGCAGGTTTAATTTTGTTAGTCTTTAGCTAATGATTTAAAATAATCTTCTAAATCTTCATCATCGTCTGATGCTTTAGATGTAACAGGAGCTGGAGTAGGTGTATCGTCTTTCTGAAACACATTATTCCACTCACCCTTTTCTTCACTTCCAGCACTAGCAGGTGTTGAAGGTTCTGATGAAGGTGAAGTTTTTTCTGTTACTTCGTTTAATCTAGTTGATAACTCTTCGTAGCTTTTAAAGTTGTTTGAATCAACTAACTCATGAACATCGTGCTGAGCTTCAAACACAGATTTCATCTTATTATTATCTTCTGATAATACTGAAGGTTTTTCAAACTCAGATGAATCATAATTCCAATATCCAGATACAATTTTTATCTTTATTCTGAAATTAGCACCTTCTATCATATCAAAAGGATTCACAGGAGTATCATCAGCAAACTCAGGCTGCATTACACTCATAATCTTATCAAAGATCTTTTGACCAAATCTAAACATCTTAACCTGACCTTCGTGCTCTGGATTTTCAGGATCTTTCAATATGAGAGCATTAGCAAAATAAGAAGTTCTTCTCTTCTGCTTCCTTGCTACATCTTTATTTGATTCAATACCTGAGTTCCACAATGTAGCATTATATTCACTAACAGGATCTTTCTGACCTATAGTTGTGAGTGAATTTTCAATGTACCACTTTCCAGTAGGACCTTGAAAACCATGATCATACATTCTTACCCAAGGTGTTTTATCTGGATTTGGTCCAGGCAAAAGTCTAATCACAGCATAACCTGTACCGTCTTTACCCATCTTAGGTTTCCAAATACGATCATCAGTTCTATTATCTTGATTTCCCTGAAGTTCAGTTTTTAAGTTAGTTGTAAGTTTTTCAAAAGCAGACTTACGATTCTGCATATAATCTTCAAAAGACATATTTTTTTCCTTTTTCTGTTTCTAGTTTCACTTTTTATTTGCTTGGAATATTTCCAACGCTATATCATTGTAATATGTTATATTTAAAATATTTTTTAAAAAAGGTCTATATTTTTTAATTTTTTGTATATATTGTGGCCACATTACTGGAATTTTTATCAAGTTGTAATGGTTGTCAACAAATGGATAGAAACTATCAATCAACAATAAAGTTTCTACGTTTATTAAATTTTTAATTGCAAGATCGTGTATCAAAGGAATAGTATGATCATTTTTAACGTATACTAATTCAGCTGGTTTGTACTCAGAAGCTAACATTTCAACATCTTGTTTAAATTTAGAAGGAAAATTTTTTAAATGTGATTTAAACTTGTTATGATTATCCTTTGACATATCTCTTATCCAACAATTTGGCTTATCGATAAAATGAGACAAAAAAAATGTTAATAATTCTTTCTGAGGTAGTATCTTAGATAATTTTTCGAACGAATAGTAATCAGTTCTTTTGTTATATGCTTGTTTGCTCGCATTAACTTTACCTTGATATTTAAAATAATCATAATCAGATGTAAAGTGTCTTTGTAATGCTAAGTAGTTTATGTAAGTGTAATAACCTGTATCAGACAACCGTTTTCTTCTTGTATTTTAAAGCGTTTACAATTAATGCATCTCGCTCGATCTTCTCTTTTATATTTTTATTAATAAGTCTCTTAACATCTCTAGGATCGATATCAAAATCTTTACACACATCTATTGTTGCATCGATATAATTTAATCTTTTATGTTTTACTGCCTCTTCAATTAGAAGCGGAAACGATTTATTATTAATACCAAAGTCTGAATCAACTATTTTCTTCAAAGCCAGTCCCCTTACTATTTTTAGTTATCATTATATCACACAATTGTGTAAACCACGCATCTATAGTTGTTAAATTTCTATCTTTATAGTAATCTTTTACCATATTGAGTATTTTTATTTTATCTTCGTCTGATGCTTTAGAGGTATTCCAATAGTTAGATATATCCCTGGCTGTTTCTTCTATATCAGTTGGTTTTATTAGAGGTAAGTCCATTGTAAAGAGTTATCCTTTCTTTTAGCTGGTTAGTATATTTTATAATGTCTTTTTTGGATAATGTGAAAATTTGTTTTGACCCATCTTGAACAGATATTAAAATACAAACTTGTTCAGGCATTTCACCAACTAATTCTCTATAAGCTATAAAATAAAAACAGCCCTGTAAAAAATAATCTTGAATCCATTCTACTTTTTTTGTTCTATTTGAAGTTTTAAAATCTATAATAGATAATTTACCTTTATATTCTGCTATACAATCTACAGTTCCTGCTACTTTTAAGATATTAGAATATAAAGGTGTTTCTAGACATCTAACGTTGTCTATTAAATCTAATTCCGGACGTATTCCCCTAAAAAGAAACTCACCACTAGTAGAGCCAAGATCATCCAAAGGTTCATTGAGCAAGTAATCCTCACAAAGTTTATGCATCGATGTACCACGAGTTGTAGCAGCTTTGGTAACTTTGTTAGCTTGTTCCTCGCCAACTCTTTTACGCCATTTAACAAGCGAACTTTTGTCCGAAGTCTTTGAGAGGACAGTAGTAATAGACGGATACGAAGTTTTTTGATTAATTTCATATACTCTTCCATTTTCTCCACCGTTCTTTTGTTTAATCTTCGGTATCTCTTTCCAGAGATGATTGAATTTTTTTAACATGATCTTTTGTAACCGTTACGCCTTTCAATTCAAACATATTGTCAAGCAATACATTTTCTAATATAGTTTTTAATCCTCTAGCACCAGTTTTTTGTTGTAGAGCTAGCTCTGCCATTGCTTTCAGTGACGATTCATCAAATTTTAATTCTAATTGTGATTCGCTAAACAACTTGATATATTGATCTACAGGATTATTTTTTACTTTAGTGAGTATGTAAATCAAATCATCTACAGTCAATTCTTTTAAAGCTGCTATCAATGGAATTCTACCTATTAATTCAGGTATAAAACCAAAGTCTTCAATATCTTGTGGTGTGACTTTTTGTAACAATGTAATATCAGGTTCGTATATTTCTATATCAGCATCTACACCTATATTAGTTGTAGGTCCTACTTTTAATCTTTTTGCAACATTGTCTTCTAATCCAACAAAAGCTCCTCCAACTATAAAAAGAATATTTGTTGTATCAACTTGTAATTTCATTCTTGTCAAACCAGTATTTTTTTCTATATCAACAATTGTACCTTCCATTAATTTTAATAATGCTTGCTGTACACCTTCACCACCAATATCTCTTTGTTTTCCACTGTTATGTCTTTTAGCTATCTTGTCGAACTCATCTATAAAAATAATTCCGGTTCCTGCAGCTTCGAAAGATTGTCCTGCTGCTGTAATGAGACCATCAATCATTGTTTCAACATCTTTACCAACATATCCAGCTGCTGTGAGTGAATTAGCATCTGCTATATGCACTGGAACCTTCAAAAATTCAGCTAATTTCTTAACTAGATATGTTTTACCTGAACCTGTAGGACCCAACATTAATACGTTAGTTTTATCTAACCTATCAACAAATTTTGAATCTCTATATATCATTAATCTTTTATAATGATTAAAGGCTGCTGTAGATAACACTTTTTTAGCTTTTTCTTGACCTACAACATAGCTATCTAGATAATTGTAAATTTCTTTTGGCGTAGGAAGATCAAAGTCAGCCATGGCAGAAGAATCGTGAATCAAATCAACTTTTTCTTTTAAACCTTCTAAAAAATCAGAAAGAAAAGTTTTGTCTTTATCGGCAATATTCATAATAATTATATAAGGTGATCCACACCTTTTCCTCTTGGATGTTTTTCTTTTATTAGTTTTAATTTATCTTTAAAACCACCAGGCAACTTACCCCCATCAATTGTACGTCCTCCAATAAAAGACGCTGTTGTAAGTAATTTTTTTAAATGTGGATTTTCTTCTAGATACTTTACAGAATCTTCATAAGTTGTGAAAAATTCACTGTATTGTTCGTTTGTATTTGTATTCATAAAGTTATATGTTGGCATTAATCTTTTTCTTTTTCAGTTATAATTTTTTTAGCTAGTTCATCAAAAAAAACTTTAAAGGATTTATCATCTTTAAAAAGTACTGGTTTACCATCTATTATATTAGTTAAGGTGTTCCAAGATGTTCTTGCTGCTCTAAGTGCTTTTTTACTATACATGTAATGTCTATTTTCCATTGTTGCTCCTATCTATTATAATGAATTTTTGTAATAAATATAATATAATATAAATTATTTATAGAAAGATTGATAATATAGTAATGGAAATTAACAAAAGGCTTAAAAATCAAAGAGCAACTAAAAATAATATTAGTGAAAATAAATCTAATGCTAGTTTAGACAAAAGAACTATAGCTAAAAAATTTAGAGAATTAGCTAACAATGCTCAGAAAACTTTAGGAACTAAAGAATCTATTAGATTTTTTAGAGAAAAGCTAGTAAGAAGAAAAGTTGATCATGATCAGCTTATGAAAAATTATAAAACAGCATCAACACCAAAAGTTGGATCTATGCTAGTTTACAATTACAATCCTAAGTGGAAAGATAAGTTACCTTATTATGATTTAAATCCTTGTATTATTCTTTTAGACTATACAAAAGATGGATGGTATGGAGCTAATATGCATTACCTTCCTCCTACTCTTAGAGCTGATCTACTCTTAGATATAGGATGGAATAAAAGTGCTTCTTTAAACAATATTCAAAAATCATTAGAGAAAAACAGTTTAACTAAAATATGTTTAAAAAGATATCTTAGAAGTCAGTTAAATAGTAGAATAAAGATAATAAACAGAGAAGATTGGGAAATAATTATCCAATTACCTTTTGATGCTTTTGTTAATGAGAGTAGAGGTAGAATTTGGAGGAAAGCTAGAAAATAATGTCATTACAAGAATTTAAAACATCAGCTTATTCAGATACTGGTTTTGCAAGAGCTAACAAATATGTAGTAAATGTATTTTTACCAAATGCAAAGACTGCTATGGGATCTGGTTTGATTGGAACATTATTTAAAAATATGCCTAACACACCTTTTACGCAACCAGGAAGTTCGTTTATTAATATACCTGGATTTTTTACTGGATCACAAGGTGTTAATATAGATGCTGCCCAACCTTTAAGAAATGCTTTAGCAAATAAAAATTTTGTGGGTGCAGTTAGTAAATTAGGAAGACCTATATCAGGTTTTGTATTTCAAAATATAATAGGTAGAGGAAGACAACTAACATTGTATTGTTCTGGCGCTGAGATACCTTCAAGAGACGTTGAAGCAAACGAATTGTATTTGTATGGTGAATCAAGACAAGTTGGATTTAGACATTTGCATCAACAATTAGCTCTTCAATATTATTGTTCAGAAGATTTAAGAGAAAGAAGATTTTTTGAAGAATGGCAGAATATGGTATTTGATCCTGCTTCAAAGAACACGGGTTATTATGACGAATATACATCAACTGTTCAAGTTCAACAATGGGATTATGGTTTAACTAGAAAAATGGCCGAATATGTGTTTGATGAAGCTTATGTCGCAACAGTTGGTAATTTAACTTATGCTTACGAAAATAGCGAGATACAGAGATTATCAATAAACTTTAATTATAGAAATTACAGAAGAACAGATTCTGGAAGTTCAGGAGGATTAGGTGACGTTGTAAGTAACTTTGCAGGAAAGATTGCAAAAGGAATAGGAATCTAAAATGTTAGATATAAATCAAATGAGTGTTGAATTAACTGCTTTAATACTTCCTTGGATAGGTGTTATTTTATCTGTTATAGTTGCTATATGGTTAAAAGATTTTGCTACTAATGCAGCTAAAGGATGGGCGTTTAAATCCAATCAGTCTTTCAATGAAGGGGATCATATTATATTAGATGGCAAAGATGCCATCATAGTAAAAATAGGTATGTCACAAACAGTATTTGGCGTATACACTGACAAAGGGTACACATGGAGATATATAACTAACGACAGATTAGCAGTTACAAAAATAGAAAAAATTATCAACAAAAATCTTCATTTAGACACGGAAGCAGAAAAAGGTTTAAGAATACAAAAAATGATTGATGCTTCTCAAAACGATATGATTAAAATGAATGAAGAAAAAATTAATGAAAATAAGAAAAAGATTGATGAGTTAAAAAATAAAAAATAATATTATGAGGTTATTATGAGTTTAAAGAATATAAGATTAAAGACACCTGAATACGATGATAAGGTACCATCAACAGGTGAAGATGTAAAGTATAGACCATTTACAGTAGCGGAAGAAAAATTACTTCTCATTGCAAGTGAATCAAAAGAAAATAAACAAATAGCTGATTCAATGAGAAAAATTATTACTAATTGTACAGGATTTGACGCAGCTACATTAACATATTATGACATAGAATATCTTTTTACAAAAATAAGATCTAAGTCAGTTGGAGAAGTAGCAACAGTTAAATTTAATTGTGAAAAATGTGAAGGTGAGAATAACGTTGGCATAGAGTTAGATAAAGTTAGAATTCAAAGAAATGATAACCACTCTAAAAATATTAAACTAGACGAAAATTTATTTTTTATTATGAGAGAACCACAGATTGAAGTTTTAGGATTGTATGACGACAATAAAAATTCAGTTGATAATGTAATTGAAATTGTTTGTGGTTCATTAGACCAAGTTCAAATGGACGATGAAATAATAAAGGTTGATGAAGGTGAAAAAGAAGACGTTAAAAATTTAATTGAGCAACTTACTTCAGATCAGTTTCAAAAGTTAAGTACTTTTTTTGATACTATGCCTAAAACAATTATAGATTTAGAATATGAATGTATGCATTGTAATGAAATTAATAAAAAGAAATTGGAAGGAATGCATAATTTTTTTTAGTTAACCTTTCTCACATAGGGTTGGTATCATTTATGAAAAATGTTTTTGCTTGTATTCAGCACCACAAATGGTCTTACACAGAAATTATGGAAATGATACCGTGGGAAAGGGATATTTACTTTAACTTTTTAGTTGCGCATATCAAAGAAGAAAATGAAAAAACTGAACAACAGAACAAGAAAATGAGCAGATAATGGCTGAAATAAATCAAGAAACAATTAAAGATCTTAGTAATTCTATTACTGGAATGTTTAATGCATTTAAAAGTAGTGCAGAAAGAACACATGATTTTTTAGTAAAAAGAAGAGACGCTAATGCTAAAGCCATAGATGATCTTAAACGTCAAGTTGACGAACAAACAAGATCAGGTCCTCCTACAGCTGATGGTGCTAGAATTGTAAGAGAAGCATTTAAAAAGATTGATGAACTTGAACAACAAACTTATGATCGTCTTCAAAAGTACAGAGCTGTGTTTGGTGATAGCCAACTTAAACATCAACAAAAGAAAAAAGATGATCCAGCTTATGCTCAATTCACTCAAGGTAAAACTAAAGGTGATATGAGTAGGATGGATAAAATTAGAGAAGGTTTTTATAAAAACGGTTTAGGTGTTTTAAAAAACATATCTAAAAAAATGGGGGATTTTATAAAAGCACCATTTAAAGCAATAGCTGGAATTGCTGACAAAGGTTTAAAAGGTATATTGTTAGGTCTTGGTTTGTTATCATTTATAAAATTTATTGAAGGAATACAAAAAGCTTCAAAGTGGTTTGGAGCTAATCCAACATTTGGAGATATTTTGAGTTCAGGATTAGCTAATTTAATTGGATTTTTTACAGGAGCCAATGAAGAAGAAAGAAAAAAAATGGCTATTGATATTAAAGAGAAGTATATGAAATTGAAAAAAACAATATTTTATGTTATAGATTCTTTTTCTTTTTTAATAGACACAATGCATAAATTGTTTACAGGTGATTTCGAAGGTGTTGTTAAAAAATTTGAAAAAGATGGAAGTGCTTATAAGTTTTTTACAGCACTTGGAATACTAGCACTTGCACTTCCAGGTTTAACAACTAGCGTAGTAGCACTATCAGCTGCATTAATACCATTTGCTAAATTAGCCCTTGTAATTGGATTTGTTTTTGATCTTGTTAGTGAAGCTATTATATCTTTTATGAAACTAGTTAAATTTGGTAAAGCTGTAATAGGCAAAGTTAAAGATTTAGGAGGGGGACCCTCTATTAAAGATAGATATGAAAAAGGTGTTGTAGATGATATTAAAGAAACATTAGAAGCTATTAAGAAAGGTAGTGTCAACAATGCATCTATGTATCAAAAAATGGACTCTGCTACTGCGGAATATAACTTATCTAACTTCTTAGCAGATAAAGATAACAAGGGAGCAGTTAGTAAATTTTTAGAATCGGCAAATAAAGAAGAAATTGAATACATTAACAAACTAATGCAAGATAGAAAAAAAGGGTTCATAATGCCATTTATGGATGCTATAAAGGCCCAGGACCAAAATGCAATAGAAGCAGCAGAGGAAGATAAAATAAATAAAAAATTAGATCAAAATTTTAAAAATTTAAAGAGAATAGAAAAAATTAGATCTGACGCAATTAAACTTCAAAATGCTCAATTAGTTCCTGACGAATCTACTGCATTGTCAAAAGTTACTCGTTTTGATGGTCAGATGTATGGTATTGATAAATTAACTGATACTTTACAAGATTATTTTGCTAAACAAATGCCTAGTGATATTAAAGTTAACAATACAAGTATTAATAATAATACAACTGCTCCAAAAACTCAATTTAAATATTTTACACCTAGCAAAGGTAAAGGACCTTACTCTAATATGTTGACTTAACTTTTTCTTTTAGGTCTAGGTCTTTTTGCTTTAGTTTTAGCTGATTTGAATATATCTACAAATTTTGGTTTCTTACTTTTTGTACTCTCTTTGAGTAATTTTGTTTTATCTGTTTCCCAATTCAATATACCCATTTCTTTTAAAGTTTTCTCAGTCCAAATTTCAAAAATAAAATCGTTTCTTTTTGAAACTTCCATAGCTTTAGCCCACTTGCTCATGTTAATAGTATATGTTATCATTTCGTTAACATATCTAGATGTTTTTCTTTGAGACTTTGGCTTCTCTGGTTTTTTTGTTTGAATTTCAGGTTTTACTTCAATAACTTTTACTGAACCGTCTTTAAATTTAATGTAAAAATCAGGATAATATTTGTGTCTTTTTTGGTATATAGGATGTTCGTATGGAATTGCAATCTCTTCAGAAGCCCATTCAACAACTAATTCATTACCATCTAACCATCTCATTACGTTTCTTTCCCAATGAGATCTGTAAATAATATTGGCTTTATCACCAACATATTTCTCAGGATGTTTAATATCAGTAAATTTTCCTTTATGATACATATAAATACCTTACTAATATATTTATTAAGGAATAACAATGGCAACTCCAATACATAAATTTCCTAGCAAAGGTTTAGGTGTAGATAACGAAATACCTGGATGGATACAAATTGTAGCTAGAGAAGTTCAATTTGGTTTGACTACAACAGTTAAAAAACCTTCTATTGGAAATGTTTCAAACGTTGGCCAAGAAGGTATTGGTGTAGCTAAAGATACAAAGAAGAACGTAGCTTATATTCAATTGCCAATACCTCAAAATCTTTTATATGCTCAATCAGCTGGATATAATCAAGAATCTCTTGGAGCTACACAAGCTGCTGCGGCAAGTGCTGCAAACGCTTCTAGTTTTCAAGATCTTGTAACTAATAAAGGTTTAGATGTTATAGGTGGTGTGCTTACAGATATATCATCAACTTTTAGAAATCCACTTCAGTTAGCAAAAGGAATAGTAGCTAATCCTTTTTCTTTTACAATGTTTGGACAAATGGCCCATAGAACATTTAATTACAGTTGGGTATTTGTTCCTAGAAATGAAGCAGAATCACAAGAAGTTAAAATTATATGCGATACGTTATCCTATTACCAATTGCCAGGAAGAGAAACAGAAAGCTTTCTTCAATTCCTCGAAATACCTTTACATTTTGATATCAGTTATCATTGGGGTAATAGTTTAAACCAATACTTAGAACAACCTAACAGATCTGTACTTACTAATATAACTGTAAATTATGGCGGTGCCACAAGAGCTCAAAGACATAGCGATGGATCACCAATTGAGGTAGGTTTAGATTTAACTTTTATTGAAGTAGAACCTTTAATTAGGAATAAATTTGGAAATGGACATACCTTAGAAGGTGGCAACAAACTAAAACAAGATGATGTTAACAAAGTTAAAACTAAGTTAGGAGCTAATCACGTAATGGGTGGTCAAGGCGAATGAGTTATTTTTCTGAATTTCCTTATATAAATTATGTTTTCAATAACAATGAAAATAAATTAATAAAAAACATTTCATTGAAGCCTGAAATTGTAGAAAAAGTCAAAAATCAAAGATCTGCTTTTGAGACGTATACTATTAAAGACGGAGATACAGTAGAATTAATTTCACATAGATTGTATGGTGACGTGCACCAACATTGGGCTTTGATGATATCTAATGATATGGTATCTCCATATATAGACATGCCTTTAACTAATCAACAGTTTGACGAATATATATTTCAAAAGTATAAAAATCAAAAAGATTCAGATAACAATAATGTAACACTCAATAAAACTAACACAATAGCTTTTACACAATTTGTAGGAACTACAGAAAACAATTTTAATACAATAATAGGAAACGTAACTGCTAGACCTCATCATTTTGTTGATGCTGATAAAAACAAATATTCGTATGATTACATTGTTAATAATTCTATTAAAAGTAACGCATACAGTAGAACAGAAGTTGCACCTATAGTTTCTCCTATTTCTATATACGACAATGAGCAAGATTTAAACGAAGCAAAACGAGATATACTTGTTCTTAAACCTAATTTAGTAGATCAAATAAAAAATGAATTTAAAAGAGTAATAAATGAGTGACTATGCAGGTTCATACAAATTCAAAAATGTTTCAATTTCTAAAAATACAGATAGTACTGATATAACTGGATTAATATCTGAAGTAAACATTTTTGCTTATATAGAACAACCATCAGCTACTATAATGGTTTCAATAAAAGATTCAATTAATTTTTTAAATGATTATCCAATTAAAGGTGGACAAGAATTAGAAATTGAAGTAGACTTTGATAATGAAAAAAGAATATGGAAAGTTGTTATAGCTTCAATTGAAGATATAAGTTCAAGTTTAAACACTAAAGTGTACAATCTAAGATGTGTATCTCATTCGCTTTTTAAGTCTCACTATACAACAATTTCACAATCTTTTCAAGGTAAATTGTCTGATATTGCTAAATCTATTTTTGAACAATATAAAAACCCAACAGAAAAAATTAGAATATGGGACGAATCATCTAACAGCGGTTCATATGTTATACCTGGTTGGTCACCTACACAAACAATAATGTGGTTAGCTTCAAAATCAAGAGCTAAAAATACTGATACAAGATTTAAATTTTTTCAAGATTCATTTTTAAATTATAATTTTTTACCATTAGAAACATTAACAGAAAAATATCTCGAAGAAGATATTCAAACTTTTTATTATCATGTAATGAAAACAGATAACGTTGATAGAAAAAAAAATGAGATGAATGAAATTTTATCATATTCATTGAATGAATCTAATAACGTTTTAGATAGTTTTTCTAATGGTTTTTTAACTGGAGAGTTGTTTGAATATAACACTACCAGTAAAAATTTTGAAAGTATAAAACATGATTATTTTAATGACTTTAAAAATTTTAAAAATGAAACTGGAAACAAAAAACCTTTATGGGAAAAGAAAGACTTTTCTAATACTTATGCAGATGAAAAATTTAACAATGGTTTAGAAATTGATCAAGTTACAAGATTTAGAGATGATGATTTGTCAGATAAAAGTGAAATTTTAGATAAATCTAATTTGTTAAGAAGTTATTTTAATATGAGTAACAACATGGTTACAGTAGATATAAAGGGAAATAACGCAACAGACATAGGTCAAATTATTAATCTTGAATTTCCAAAAACAAAACCTCTTGTTAAAGGAGATTTGAAAGATGAATTTGTATCAGGTAGATATTTAGTTGTAGGAAAAAGACAACAGTTTAGTGTAAACGACACTATTTCGCATTTAGATTGTATTAGAGATTCCAATACAATTACAAGTGCATATCATGGTAGTAATGATTTAGGCGGAGAAGATGTATGAGTTATTTTGGTGATACGTTCAAATGGTTTATTGGAGTTGTTGAAGATAGAAACGATCCTAGTGAATTAGGAAGAGTAAAAGTTAGATGTCATGGTTTACATACAGATGACAAAAATTTAATACCAACCAACGACTTACCTTGGGCACAAGTAATGATGCCTGCAACTTCTGGCAGCGTTGGAGGTGTAGGTGAGTCACCAACTGGAATTGTTCAAGGCTCAACTGTGGTAGGATTTTTTACCGATGGTGTACATATGCAACAACCATTCGTTTTAGGTACTTTTCATGGAATGAATCAAATTCACACAGATCCCTTAAAAGGTTTTAGAGATCCAAATGAGCAACATCCAGTAAGAATAAGTGAAATTGGAGACAACAGTGATAATGATGTACCGTATAATGCACAAAAACTTAATGTTGAAAAAACAGAAAATTACATAGTTAGGTTAAATGGTAGAGTAGATTCTGTTGATACTGCATCTCCTCCTAAAGTTTCATCTGTAGCTCAAGATAAAGATTTTTCATATTATGAAAAAGAAACGTGGGACGAGCCTTATCCTTACAACGGAAACATTCCTTCATATCCTTACAATAAAGTTTTAGAATCTGAAAGAGGTCATATAAAGGAAATAAACGATACCCCTGGATCTGAAAGTACATTGGATTACCATAGATCAGGTACATTTGAAGAAGTTATAGCAGATGGAACTAAAACTCTTAGAGTTGTAGGTGATAATTACACTGTGGTATTTCAAGATAATAATATGTTGGTTGAAGGAGATATGAATTTAACTGTTAAAAAAGATTTGAGAGTTAAAGTAGAAGGTAATTATCACTTAGAAGTTAAAGGTAATTACACTGAAAATATCAAGGGAGAAAAACAAGTTAAAATAGGCAATTCATTTAACATGGAAGTAGATCAAGACTTTGTTCAAAATATTGGTGAAGATTACGATACAAGAATAAATGGTAGCGAATCTAGACATGTTGTTGGTGATAGAAATACAATAGTTAATAGAACTAACTCATTAAACGTAGATAGCGATCATCAAATATTTGTAGAAAATACAATCAACACTTTTAGTGTTAATAGAAACGTGACAGCTACATTAGACGAATACAAAGTAATAAGTGAAAAAGATATTACTATTGAGACTCCAGCAAATATGAATGTAGAAGTAGACACAAATGTAACTGAGACTGTTGGTGGAAACACCACTAAAACTGTTGCTGGAACTTTGACGGACACAGTAACTGGAAAAGGAATAATCAACATGGCCAACGCTGAAAGTGAAGTAACAGCTAAAACTATTACGCTTACAGGCCATACACATACAGATCCAGCTGGAGTAGCTGGTGCAGAAACATCAACACCTAATTAGAGATTATTATGGCATTACAATGTGGTAAAAATTTAGAACAAGAATCTGTTAAATCTTCTCAGAAAGATATGAAAAGTCTTATGAAAAAAGGTAGAGGTATGTTAGCTAACCTTAAAAAAAGTAACGCCTTTAAACAACTAGACATTAAAAAGTTAGAAAAAATACCTAAGAAACTTAACGAAGTTGTAATTACTGGATATACAAATAAAGTTACAGTACCTGATGATACTTTTCTTATAGGAGCCGTTTATGGTAAAAAAACAGGTTCTGGAATGAAGTTTTTAATACTTGATTATACTTATGACAAAGAAAATAATATAGTTTCAACAACTGAAAAGGTTAATGAATTTATTGTTACTGCACTTGTACCTGATGGTACAGAAGAAGTTAACCTAAAGAAAGAAGTTGAAAAACTTCAAGGTACTGGAAACGTAAATGATTTTATAGCAAAAGCTAAAGATTTACAACTAAAATTTGGATCTGCAACTCCTACTCCAAAAACATCTGATGTTGAAGAAATTGCTGAGAACACTTCTACTATAAATTTAAGTGACAAGCCAATAAAAATATTAAAGGTTTTAATTATGACTGATAATAATACTTTTTATGGTGGAACAAGAAATTTTAAATTAGAAGATACTGTTGTTACTTTAACGGTGCCTGGAGAGCCTAATAAATTAAGAGTAGTAAAAAAAATAAAAGTAAAATACTCAGTTCCTGGAACAAGCTCTGTTGCAATGGGATCTAAAGGCAATTTTGACATAAATCAAATTCTAGCTAAAGTAACTAAAGATAAAAACTTTACAACTAATGATATTAAAACTATTGACAATGCTAAAGTAAAAGGTTTAATGGGTTCATATCAAAAAGATATTGGAAAAGGTTTAAATAATTTAGATACAAGTAAAATGACTGGACCAGAAAAAAGTTTAATTGGCCAATTCAAATCCGGAATAAATCCTGATGGAAATTTAAACATGAGTGCTCTTAATTTTAATAAAATATTTAACTCAGCAGGCGACATAGCACAAAATTCTGCTAAAGGCAAGGTAGAAGAAACCGCACTTAAAAAAATGTTGTCAGGAGATTTATCTGGAGCTTTTAGTGAAGGTGTAAAATTAAATCAAATGGGAAGTTCATCAAAAATTCCAGCAATTCCTAAATCATTTGATTTAACTAAATTATCTAAAGATCCTACAACAGCTTTAACAAGTTTATTGAGTATAACAACTGCTAGACCAAGCTCTCCTATTTTAAGAACTGTTGATTCAGTGAAAAGTGTAGGTGGTGGAAACAATTCTAATTCTATTACTTTATCTAAACCATTATCTGAAATAGTAAAAGTTGAAGGTAGAAAAGCAGGAACTAACTTTTTTGGTAATGCTAATTATAAAAAGAATCAAACTAAAATTATAACTTCAGAATTATACGAAGAAATAAAAGTTACTTACAAAACTCCAGCTCCTGAAATTAAACCAGGAGAAGCTTTTGGTGCAAGAAAATTAGATACATGCAAAGACTTGCCTGATATAAAAGTTTTATTACCTAAATTAAGTATACAAGATTTGACTCAAGGAAAAACTTTGTCAGATGTATCTTCAGTGGTTCCATTGAGTAAAGCAAAAAAACCTCCTGTGGAAAAACCTAAATCTAATTCAGTAGATTTAGAAACTTTAAAATTTTCAGCTAATGTAAATTATAAAGATTACATTTCCAAAAAAGATTTAGATACGTTTCATGAATATTTAGATTTACTTGAAGATCCTATATTTGATTATTTTGCAGGTGAAATTGGAAGAGCTAAAATAGCAAGAGATGATTTAAGAAGTACATCTATATACAAAAGGCTAAAACTCCTTTTCAAACAAAATAAAGGTAAAAAAAGATCACAGTTGGTAGCTGAAGGTTTAATGTCTCAAGAAGATAACACTTGGGTAAAAACTGTTTATAGACCTGTATATAGAAAATACAGATATCTTTTATTTGGATATAATAAAATTAACAACTATGGAATATCAGATTCAATAAAGAATTTTATTTCATTAACAGCTGAAATAAATGTTTTTAAAGAAGTCATAGAAATAGCTAACAGAGGAGACGAAGGTCTTATAGCTGCGTTTAAAACAGGTGAAGTTAAAGCCATGACAAGAAGAGTTGATGTTCTAAGAAAAGTAACTATTGACTTTGAGGATGAAACTAAAATTACTCCTGCCTACAAAGAAGAAATAAGAAAAGCATTAGAAATAGCAAATTTTAATTTTCCTAATGAGAAAGATGGGATTAAATATAAAAACGCTTTTATTAAAAGAGTTTTCAGTGAAGAAGAAGTAAATCAAGCAGTAGTATATGATTTACAAAATAATTATAAAGTTAATTAGGAGAGCGATATGCTTACATTATTATCATCGTTATTAGGATTTGGTACAAGTTTTGTTCCAAAGTTATTAGAATTTTGGCAAGACAAATCCGACAAAGCACAAGAGTTAAAAGTTATGGCTCTTCAGATAGAGAGAGAAGAAAAGATGCTAGCAGTCAAAGCAGAGATGATGGAAGCTGCTAACGACATGCAAAGAGATGTAGCATTATTAAATCATGACATTGAAACATCTAAAAATGCATCTACCTGGGTTCACAATTTAAGATCTTCAGTTAGACCTATGATAACTTATTTGTTTTTTGTGTTATTCTTTTTTGTAGAAGGAGTTGCAGCTTATGTTGTTTTACGAGATGGTGGGGATATTAGTATCATCGCATCAACGTTATGGTCAGAAGAAACGTCCAGTATTTTTGCTGCTATTGTTAGCTTTTGGTTTGGTTCTCGTGCTATAAAGAAATAAACCATGAATATTAGTAGCAATTGTATAACATTAATTAAACACCACGAAGGTGTAAGAAACACTCCGTACCAAGATCCAATTGGATTGTGGACGGTTGGAGTAGGACACTTAATGGGTAATGGAAAAGTGAGACCTAAAGATTGGAATAGAAAAAGATCTGATCAAGAAGTTGATGATCTTCTTAGATATGATATAAGAAGATTCGAAAATGGTGTAGAATCTATGATCAATGTTTCTTTAAATCAAAATCAATTCGATGCTTTAGTGTGTTTTGCTTTCAATGTAGGATTAGGAAATCTTCAAGCTAGTACTTTAAGAAGAAAATTAAACAGAGGCGACTACGAAGGAGCTTCTAATGAATTTCCTAAATGGCGTAGAGCTGGAGGTAGAGTATTGAATGGTTTGGTAAAAAGACGTAATGATGAGAGATTATTGTTTATAAAATGAGAAAATAGTATTTCCACTAACGTCTTTAATTTGGAAATCATTCATAACTTTTTGAAACAGTGGAATTAAAACGTCTGAATCAGCAGTAGTGTTAATTAAAGAATATTCATTAAACATATTTACAACAGAATCAGAATCAAGCTGAACGTCTAACTGAGCTGTGTTGTTATTAGTAGCAGTTTGAAGAGAAGAAATAACACCACTGTCTGAATCAGCTCTTGCAATTAAATTGTTTACTTTAGTATTAATACCAGAAAGACTAGCACCACTTGAGGATATTGCAGTGTTAAGAACTTGAAGCTGTGTGTCATCAGAATCTAATCTATTTTTTATTAAATTTATTTGTGTATTAATTGATTGTATTTTATGATCATCTGAATCTAATCTACTTTTTACAGAAGTTATTGTAGGAGAAGCAACAAGGGTTGTTTCAAAAGCTCCAACAGTTACTAAAGAATCAGAATCTGTAGCTGCTTCTTTGTTAACATTGACTAATATTTTTCTATTAGCTATCCAAGCATCTCTTTGATTATTGTATTGAAACGATGGAGAAGTTCCTCTTTCAAACAAACCGTCGCTGTCTGTTACAGTAATTCCAACATTGTTGTATTGGTCTGAATCATAAGCATTTTTAGCTAGAACAATATTTTTATCTGCAATAGTTAACGTAGTAGAGTTTACAATTGATTGAGCACCATAAACTCTTAGATCACCGTGTATTCTAACATTATCAAAAGAAACGTAACCATCAGCCTCTGAGTCAGCTAATAAGTTATTATTATTCTTATCGACTAAACCAGTTACCTGGGATCTTCCTAATTGATTTGTAATTCTTCTAGTATTTTTGGCCATGTTTTATTTATATGTAAAAAATTAAAAAAAATATATAATTAGCTGTTGACTTTAGTATAATATATGGGATTATAATAGTATATTTAATTTAGGAGTAAAGTAATGAACGAATTTTTAGCTGCATTGTTTATATCAAAAGCAATAATATTTTCTACTACACCAGTTGAAGTAAAGACAGCTTCACCTGAACTGTATTGTTTAGTACAAAATATTTATTTTGAAGCAGGAAATCAATCATACGCTGGAAAAGTAGCTGTTGCAGAAGTAACTTTGAATAGAGTAAAAACAAGAAAATATCCGGATAATATTTGTGGTGTAGTCAAACAAGCTAGAATGAGTAAGTGGTGGAAAGAAGAACACGGTAAAGATGTTCCTGTTAGAAACAAATGTCAATTTTCTTGGTTTTGTGATGGCAAGAGCGATGAAATAAAA